GTAGTTTTATTTTATTTTATTTTATATTTTTATTTTGTTTTTATTTAACGCACGACTTATTTTCACGACAAACAAATACAAATTTGAAGGAAACCTTTTACAAACACAAACCAATTAATACACAATAGAGATCCCAAATGTGGTGTAGAGGGTGCCGGTACATGTAGGACCAGTGACAGTGAAAGACCAGGGACCAGCGTTGTTGTTAAGAGATGCAGATGTCCGAGTGATGCCTCCAGAAGTACTAGCTTCAGTGATGGTCTGAGCGCCAATAGTTCCATTGGTGACGGAGGCAAGAGTTGGACTAGCAGAAACGGTGGTAGCTGCAGCAGTCATGGTTATGTAGACACCGCGGCCAGCCAATTTCGGATCGGTGAAAGTGATGGTATCACCAGAGATTGAATACGAACCAAAAGGCGAGATTTGTGCGTCCGCAATGGTACTAACAGGTAAAGAAAAATTCAAGAAGCTGGTTGTTCCGCCCTGAAAGAAATGGGCGGATGTAACACCAGAGTTGAATAACTCAACGGTAGTAGTAACTGCGGGAGTGGCCTCAATGGGTTTGAAAAGTTCAACTTCATAGGATATCCAAAGTTCACCGATAGGATTCCCGGCAGCAGGCATTCCAGTGGTTGCGACATTCAAAATACCAAATGTATAGGTAGAAACGTCGCGGGGAGTGCCAGCAGCAGTGCTAGATCCAGTTTGAAGCAAAGTGGGTCCAGACTTCTGCGGGTCACACTCCCAACCATGGAGAAAAGAAACCTGAGGTTTGGAGGAAGTGGTGAACTCATGATTATCCATTTGTAGCTTGTTGACAAATGGTGATTCATGAGCGTCATATTGTGTGGCAATAATAACGGAGCCAGACGCCTGATTGGTTGAATTTATTGAGTCAATGGCCAAAGACTTGAACTCAACAACTCCTCCATGCAGACGCCACTGCTCCCACTGGGTTCCTTCAACGAAAAGCCAAGGGAAAAGAGATTGGTTGAAGATGGCGATGGGATAAACGGTATTGGTGAAAGTGGTGGTAGAGAGAACGTCTCCCAAGTATTCTCGGTGGGTAATGATGCAAGATCGGTCCTTGCGTCGATTACTGAACTGGGGGGGACCTCCGGCATCCATGAGAGTGTTGTATCGGATACCGTAGTCGCCTCGCCCAAAGATGTGAGAAAGCAGGTCTCCGCCAAGAGATCCAGTGCGTGAGGCCCATTTTCCCCAATCGGAGGAAGGACCGGACGGAGAGGACTTGTAATCGCCTTTTCCGCGAATTGAGCGCGTAATAGGGCGTTTCGAGCCTTTCTTCGGAGCCGGGCCAGTTTTCTTCTTGGGTTGACGGGGTCGGGACGGGGTTTTGGCTGACATCGGGGTTCAAGGGAAGCGAGAATAAGGGAATGAAGTGACGAGAATGAGTGTGTGAGGGTAGCAAGCTGATTCGAGATAGTTTCAAGATCGAGATGCATAAGGACAATTCGGCGGGCCGTCATGATCGGCCCCGGTCACGAAAATTCTTAGCTATCGGTCGAGAAGACCCAGAAAAGCGAGCACCAACACTCTTACTGCGGTCGCGACGTGCGGCCTCAGCCTCTTTACCATTAATGTGACGAAACTTGCAGTTGGGATGTGTACAATTGCCTTTGAGAAAGGCAAAACAAATCGCAGAACTTTTGCTAGCATTGGCTGCAACTTTATCTTTGTGGGGTTTGGAAGCATCGGCGGGTAAAACAGCACCGCCAAGGGCCGACTGAACGTCGACCTTAACTTCAGCAACATCATCGCGAAGGATAAAGAAACATTTCTCGAGTGTGTCAGCTTTGGAAAGTTCGACGTTGATAGCCGCAATACGAGCCACGTCGACACCAAGATTAATGGCGACGTAGGGGAGTGCAGCTTCAGCGCTGGGTGTACGAAATCGATCGGAAAATCTAGTCCAATACGACTTTTCCTTATCCGCCAGTTTTAAAATATGGGCAGGCAATTGCTGTGAAAAATTACGCGTGACAACGCGAACAACAGCATGCGACCAATCAGACAAAACAGGGGTAGTTGGGTCAGTAACGAGATAGGACATAGCGCGACGATAACAGACAAGCCAGTTGGGAACAACCACGGGGCAATCAGTAAGGTGAAGTTTGCGAAATTGACGCGCAACATCAGCGATACACTCACCCGACACAAAAGGGTCCAGATAAACACGACCAAGCAACGTAATCGGTTCACCACGAGTTGAAATAGAAGATTTCACGTGGTAGCCATGTCGACCACAAACACCCTCAGAAATGTGCGCTGATAAATCAGGAGATGCGCCGTCATCACCGAAATAAAAACCTAATGCATTGAAGGCAGCGCCAGGTTCTAAAGAAGCTTGGCGGTACGAACAATACGAAAGGTAAGCATTAATGATGGTGACCATTTGAGAGGTGTCAGTGGAACCAGAAGTAACTCGAAATTCATTGAGATACGATTGCCCTGTTGAGGTAAAACCGCGACTGCGGCCCTCAGCTTGAAGGCGTTCAACGATGATCGAAGAATACTTGGCAAAGAAAATTGCACAAAGCAGGTCCTGGTAAACAGATGCGCAAAACTCTGAATTTGATCCGTCAAGTCGAGTGAAGTCAGTGGACAAGAGGAACAGAGATGTGGATAGCATGCCAACGACACGCTCCCCAACTTGTGCGGGTGTTTTACCAGGCCCATACCAAGGCAATTTCTTAAACAATCGACCGGCAGCAGCAACAAATTGACCCAAACGAAAGTT